CCTCTATCAATGATGATGAGATTTTGGCTGAAGTTGTTTCCGACAGCATTTGTATGTCGTCTTATAAAGCTACAAAACAAGGTGCAGACCACAAAAGAGTTCCAGATGATATTGCTATTCACCCAACTATGATTGGTCATGAATTTTGTGGAGAAATCGCTGCGGTAGGTGCAGGAGTAACAGACTTTGTTGTTGGCGAACTCGCCGGCCGATTCAACTGTTAAGGAATCCTTAACAGTTGAATCTGGATCACCAGGAGCGTTCTTTCTCCCAGCCTTTTTCCCAGCCTGGGAACTCTCACTATCTACTTGTTGTTCCTTAGATGCTTGCTGCTCCTGCTCTGGTTTTCTCCCAGCCTCCTCGCCATTAACAGCCTTCCATGCCATTTCTACAAAGTATTCACCTTGCCATGGAGCCGCATCGCTGATAAGGAAGGGCTCCCCTTTTTCCCTGCCTCTTTGCATCATTTCAATCATCAGGTCTTGGGTCTGCTTTTCAGTCAACTCAACCCCGATAACCTGGCTAAATCCTTTAGCGCGGTCTTTAGCAAGGCGCTGAACGATACCTTTGCTGTATAATTCATCGACGTATTCTTTGGGGAAACGAGTCCCCTTCCAGCCACCTTCAGGCAAGTTTACCTTGGAGTCGGCGTTAGGTAAGGTTGAGGCGTTTTCTTTAACTTGGGTTTCCCGCGCACCAGGGGCGATCGACTCCCCGGTGTTTTCCTGGGTGGCCATCGTGGAGGCGCTTGCCGATTGGGTTGACCTGTTTGGCAACTTGACGTCTATTTTTCCGTCACCGTCTACAAAATCGAGCACGTCGATGTCTATCCACTGAGAGGCTCGCCCCATGGCTGAGTTTTTGACTTCTAAAGTGCCTGGTGCCTCCCCTTTAGCTTGGCCGATTACGGTAAAGTCATCGCCTTTTTTTGTTTTCCACGACAGCCCTGTTACAGCCTCGACCCTCTCTTCCCTCGATCGCAAGTTTCCTGTTATTTCTTTCGCGTACTGGATGGCACGTTTATGCTGGCCGACCGGAAAAGTCTTCATCTGGAAGTTTCTTTCATTGCCATCCTTGTCATAGCCCACAACCGTGTACTCTATGCGTCCGTTCTTCCTGTTTTCCTGGACCTTTGCGATAGTCCCGTTGTTTTCGTCGACAAAACTTGCCTCAAGCCTGCCAGATTTGTTTCTAAATAATTGTGAAACATTTTCTTCAAACCCAACAATACTTACCGCCCCCCCAGCCATCGTCGAGAGGGCTGGGGGGGTAGATTCTTGACTAGAAATGTCACCGGATTTGTCAGTTTCAACACCTTGATTTAACTGTCGATCGGTGACGTTTTCGGTTTTATTTGTCTGGGGTTTTGACTTGGATTGTGCTCTCCTTATGTCGCCTATCCTGGTCCCTAGAATTTTCTCCAGTTGCGGAAGGGTTGCGCCATCGTTGAGAATCAGGTGCGCAATGCCGTCAGCAAGAAGTTCCTGCGACTTGTCGGCGTGGCGAGCATGAGACTCCCATTTCTTTTGAGACATCGAGCGTGATATTCCCCGAAGCTCTTTGCGGAGGTCGGCGTATGCTGGGCCCTTTATCTCTCCTGTCATCGCCCATTTGTTCAGAAGGCCGTGAGCCATTTCATGGGCTGTAACCGTCCTCTTGTCGGCTCCATAGGTGCTTGCAAACGTCGCGTCATCGACTTCGGGCATGATGATAAAACCGCCAGAATGCTGGGGGTGTGGTCCTGACTCAATCTTGAAACCATGCGACTCTGCTATGGATTTGTGGTCGGAAATTTGTGTCTCACCGGTTAACGGCAAATCACCTTGTCTCTCACCAACAGGGGTTTCATTAACGACAACGGTGTTTCCCTGTGCACCCTTCTCCGCCTTCCGCCGCGCTATCACCTGGCGCAGGGTCTCGCCAGGCTGGCGCATGAGTGGTGTATTGACGGTGCCAGGGGCCTCGACCTGCTGCTGGTCCACCTGCTGGGGTTGCTGCGGCTCAGTTGGCACCGGCTGGCCGGTGGTGATCGCGTTGACCGCCTGCTGCTCAGAGCCGCCGTTCAACTCCAACCGGCGCTTGTGGAACTCGCTGCGGAAAGCCCGGGCATGCTCTTGGTATTCAGGGTTCTCCTTCAAGAAGGTCGGCATGCCCGAGGCCATGGCCTCCAGCGACTCAGAATCAGCTTCTTTGATGGCCTGCAGGGTGGCCGATACCTTGGCCATGTCCGGTTTTCTCTTCTCCTGGGCGGGCTCCTCTGCCTTCGTGACGGGCTGCTGCTGGATTGGCTGGATCGGGGTGACGGGTTGATCGGAAACCGGTTGGTCTCCATCTTCTGGCCCTGCGAACAACTCACGGTAATCGGCGGCCTTCTCGGCGCGCAGCTGCTCTTCAGTCACCCCGCCTTGGGCGAGTAGCGAGCTGTCCGGGGTTACCGGTAGGCCGGTGCCCTGGTTGCGCTCAAGAGATGCCTGGTTAAGGGTTTGCTCGATACCAACCGGATCAACACCGCCTGCAGGCGCGGTTCCCATCAATGAGGCCCTGGATATCGGTGACTGCCCAAGCTCGTTTCGCTGCTGGTTGTAGGCCGCTGCCTCTTGCGCTTGGCGGTTCCATTCGTCGTCGAGTGGATCGGTCGCAACCGGTGGCTGGGTAGCCATGCCCTGCGGGTTTCCGACCGCCTTGGACAGCGGACCCGTGGGGGCGGTGGGGGCGGTGGGCGCTGTAGGGTTGACGGAGTTTTGCAATTCTGCCCGAAGCGCAGACATCTCCTGGTAATCTTCGGGCGAAGGGAAGGACGCAAGCCGGCCAGGGATGACCGTCTTCTCGCCGTCAATCATTACCTCCTGGTCGGGAATCTCTCGGTACTTCGATTGCAGTTCTTCAAGGCGGGCTCTGATCTGCTCCGGGCTCTGCCCTTGGCCTGGGGTTGGCTGGGGAGTTGGTGGAGGAGGAGGCAAAACTTGACCCGGCGGGGTTTCTTCTACCTGAGCACCCGGGCGGGTGGCCATAGCTTTCCCTGCGGTGATAACAGAAGGCGCTGCTCCTCCGACGCCTGCAAATGTTTCCTGGGCAATGTCGGCCATGTCTAACTCACCCGTGGCCCACTTCTGACCAGCGGCCTCGGAGATACCCTCGCCAGCGACATCAATAGCCCCGCCAGCCCCCCCATGACCAGCTCGACTGAGCAAGGTGGCGTTCTTCAAGTTAGCCTTTGTTGCGGCATCGATTGCCTCTCTCGTCGCCCCTGCTCCGAGTTGGGCGATTGCTGCCTTCTGCGCTGCTCTCGCGGGAGCAGTAGCTACCCTTCCGCCAAGCATAGTGAGGGCAGCGTCTGTTGCGGCCGTTCCGGTTGCCTTACGCCTGGCTGCATCGACTATGCTGGAGCGGGCACCCTCATCTTGCAGGAGTAGTTTGATGTTCTCCTCGGTGGGTTCCATGCCTCGCTTCGCCAATTCCTTGCCAACGTAACCAGTACCTTCAAGACCAGCCTCAGTTGCCCATCCGCCCGCAAACGCGCCACCTAGAGCACCAATTGCACCGCCTATGGCCGTGCCTGGTCCTGGGGCGACCGCTGTGCCGGCCAGGGCTCCAAGTTTACCGCCAGCGTACATGCCGGCAAGGGAGGGAGCCATGTTGGCAACCTGGTCAGCGGTCGCATACGAGAGACCCTTGGGGTTGGTGACCGCTTCCTTGCCGATGGTTCCGGCCATGCTACCGATAACCTTGGCAGACTCGACGAAACCGTCAGCCTCTTCCCACTTTTTCGTGTAGGGTTCAAATGCCTTCTCGACTCGCTGCAACTCTTCTGGCTTGTCGTCTGGGACTTTCAAGCCCTCTGCAATCTTACCATACGAATTGTCTTCAAACCGGCCCGTTGCGATGTCACCGACAAGAGACATGCCGGTTAGAGTGCGCTTCCCGCCTTTTACAGCGAGATCCTTGACGTTGCCCAGAAAGCCACGGTCGTGCGAAGCTGCCGATGCTAATTCCTTGTCGATATCAAACTGATCAAACGGGTTGCTGCTCATCGTTTACCTCGGGTGGTTTTGAGAAATTGAACCCTTCAATCACTGGGGGAGATATCCGTATTTTTGTTTGAACGCGGCCGCCTGGCCCGGGTTCTTCTTCAGGTACTCGATGGCTGCAGGTGGGGCCGTTGCCTGCTTCGCCCCACTCCCCACCTCGGTCGGGTCACCGCCCTGGCCCTGGTAAGGGGCGCCCGTCGATTTATTATAGAGGCTTTCGCCGATCTTCATGCCCTGGTCATCATATTTTCCGATGGTGCCATATTGCGCTTCCTTCTCAAATTTTCCGATAGCGCCCCTGTACTTGGCCTCGTTCTCCGGGGTCAGGTCTTTCATGTAGGCGTCACGAGCTGCATTTGCTGATCTCTTGGCATCAATCTCCATCTGCTGGCCCTGCTGGCTCATAGTTTCGCTGCCGATCCGGGCTTTATTTAGCGCAAGCTCACCGCCGACACGCTCGCGGGCAATGGCGTTGGCGTCATTGACACCTTGAGCATGGAGAAGCGCCCGGTTGCCAGCACCGGCCTCGCGCATGGATTCTATATCGAGGGCGGACCTTTGGCCAGTAGCCCGGTTGTAGGCGTCCATCTGGGTGTCGTAGAGCTTGGCCCTTGTCTTCCAGCCTATCCCGCTCTCTGGCCCGAGATACTTAGGCATCTCCATCGTAGTCATGGGGTTCTTGGCTGCAGGGGTGTATTCCGGGTTCATCCGGTTGAACTGCGCTTTCATGGCCGCCATTGAATTTGCGCTCACGCCAGTGGGCGCGGCGAATGCTGCCATGTCTTCAGGTGAACCTTGAATCTTATAGTCAGCCGGCCTGCCGGTCGGGGCCGAGAGCGGGTTGCTGGCTGGTTGAGCGGTGCCAGGGTGTACCTGCATCCGCCCGTAGCCGTCCTGACCCTTGGTTCCCATGGTGTAGGTCCGGTTGCCCTGATTATCACCCTCCATGGTCATACCATTGCCCATCGTGGTCTTGAACCCGGGTTGTGCAGTAGGCGAAGCGGGAGGTGCTGCAAGCGGGCTTCCCACCTTGACTTTTGGTGTGGCGGCAAGGGTTGGGGCTGTCCCTGTGTCGGTCACCGCCGGCGCGGATGTGTTTGCAACCGGTGGGCCCTGGGCTGGAGTGGGTGATGGTTGCGGCGGCGGTCCGGTTTCGCGAAACGGATTCATAGAGTTCAGCGCCGAGACTCCCTGTTGTTTCAGGTACGCCAAGCCCTTCTTGTCTTCATCGGTCAGTGGGGCGAACCCCAGGGTGTTTCTTGCTGCAGCCATATTCAGCCTCATTCTTTTTCAGGTTCAGGGTAACTCGTCAAAATTCCGTGTGGGTTACTTACACATCTTACACCCTACCACGCCCATGATGCAAGACTATCGGTAGGGCCTGCACACTGTAGAGCGCCACGAACGACCCGTCGACGTTCTCCACGCTCCATGCCCAATACCTGCCCAGGAATGACCGGCTCACCGGCACCCGCACGTCGAAGCGGCCGGCCGAGGTCGGGCTGACATCCATCGACGCGGCCAGGGCCCCGTCAACGTAGACCTTCAGCAGGCAGTCGCCATCAGATTCCAGGCCAAAATAGAAGTACCGGAACCGCTTTAGATTTGCCACACCGAAGTCGGTCATGCCAGACTTGACCAGCATTGGGATCTGGACGCCATTGTCTGATCCGCCACCGATCTCGAACATTCCTGCATCGGTGGCACCGAGAAACTTATCACCGAATCGGCACATTGAGTTGTAGGTTTTGGTAGTCTGGGCGGCTGCCCGAGTCTTCAAGTTCAGTTCAATCATAGTATTCCAGCCCTTACGTCATAGGGGACAAGATGGAATGACACTTTGGATGTAATGCCATTGTTGGGATTAGCTGTAGCTAGTGACATGTAGACATCATCTATTAAACTTTTAAGGTTGGTCGTGTCTGTTATTAGTTTACCTGGGTCAGTTCCGAGCGACGATGTTCCTATAACTTTATATCCTAGATTTTCTGTTACTGTTGTGCCGCCTGTAGTTGTATAGCGCGTACGCCTTACCAGTGTAGTTTGCATGTTCAGTGTCCCCGTCCATTCAAAGCCAGCAGAGACTTTAACCATAGTGTCAGCTCTGGACTGCATATCTTCTCGATAATCGATGAAACTTCCAGGTGTCTCATATTGTTCTGCCACTGTAAAGCTATCTTGTTCATTCATTTCTGAAGTTAACACTTCGCTCATTGATGACACGATGTACTCCCTTCTGCGTTCGCGTACAGTTTTGCTTGTGATCGCGGGCCACGTCCCTGTTGTTTCCAGGGTGTATTCTCTTTCGCGTATAAAATACCGAAATGAACCATCTGTATAATAACTTTTATGACTGTACGAAGGGTTAGGACCAGCTCCGATATAGCTACCCCAGGGTTCAGCCATTGTTACGTTTGACCACTTGTGGCCAGACGTAATTGCAAGTGGGTTACCAGGTACTGGAGTGTAGTATTGTAATTCTGCTTTTAGAGAGTCTTTTTCAAAGATACCTTCTGCGCCGTTAGGGCTATAATTTACAGTCCCATAATATGGTAACAACGACACCCCTGTTTCTTCATGCAATCCAGTAAAACTTGGGATAGTTCCAAATGGAGCAATACTAACGCCTATGTAGTGCCAAGCGGTTCTTGTAGGGGCCGTGTTGGGTAGTTGTATTCCACTCGCTATAAACGGAGCAATAGACGCGTCTGCGTCAGTAATAGATAATCTATATGCATCTACAAGTGGGAGTTCTGGAACAGTAGTGCCTAAAGGATAAGTAGGAAGACTTGCTACAGAGTCATTAACCATATCATATACTGAGTATTCAGCAAAAGTCTTGGTCGGACTGGACACCTCTATTAAAGCATGCATGCGCCAAGTGTTTGGCAATTTAAGCACATCTTCCTCGAAAGAGTAAAACATCGTCTCGCGAACATGAGAGACAAATAGAACTCGTTGTCCTTCTTTTGATGAATGAACAGCTACAAAGACACTCGGGACTTTTGTCATCCCTCGCATTGTAAGAACTTCACCTGGCATAGGGAAGAATAAAGCCGAGTCAGCAAAGTAGTCTTCTGGTTTTTCAGACTCTACATTTTTTAAAAACGGAACTCTGCATCCTATATCTGTATGGATATAGACTGGGATATCAGTATAGGTTGTTCCCTCGCAGAGCACGTTCACTGAAGACCGACTAAAGATTCCAGTGACTTCAGCTACCTTGATACACGAATTTTGCAACTCCTCTTCGCTGTACCCAACTGAAGCAAGATACTCGTAATGTGCATGATCTTTTCTGGGCGGCCAGTTTGGAAATATGATCTCAGCCATTATCTACCAACGCTTTAAGTATCCACTTTTTCATCAGATCAGTACCATGTATGGGTGTGGCGACGAGTGACTTGAAAGGGGGATTTGACATGAGGCAAAATCGGTCGCAGTCAAGAATTGGGTACTCTGGATCTTCTACGCCTTCACCGATACTGACTAGCACAAACTGGTCAACGTAATACTGTTCCCATCCCGCTGACGAGACGTACCGTTTCTCGATGTAGCCTTTGCCTGTACACACGTCTGCAACATATCGAAATGTCGCGCGGTCATTGGCCGGTGTTCCATCTGGGTTCAAAGTAACGTGTATCTCAGAAATAATGGCCAGGGAAAAATGTGGGAAACACAAGCACTTGTACGCCGGTTGAGAAGGTGATTCAATCTGCCCGCCGCCAACATAAATATTGACTACCATCGCGCCAAATGACTTGCTGGCAACCACAAGTGCCCCTGGGTAGGGAACACATTTAAGTGTCTGCTGTTTCAATCCTCCCAGATGCATCATTGATTCCAGTACGTGCATCACTCGACGCGCTTGGCCGTATAGCGCCTCGCATTCCTTACGAGGACCATGGAAGACATACTTAGTCGGGACATCCATTACGCAGCCGGGTCATGCTCGACGCTGTGGCTCTCACTACCGGAGACACTGACACGGTAGTCTGTGCTGGCCGACTCGCTGCCGCTGTAACCAACAGATGCACTGGCGTTGACAGCACTTAGCAGTGCTGCGGCTACATGAGAAGCGACCTGCATCCGATCAGACGACACCCGTTCGTTGATGCTCATCTCGGCGGTGTAGGACTGGACAAGGGCATTGGCCTCAGCAACCTGCCCACGAAGGTCTAGGTCTGCGGCGGCGATCTTCTCCTCTATCAACTTGACCGCGCTCTCATTGCGAATTCCTGAAGACCGCTCTGCCACACCAAACGCCTCAACCTCGGCTTTGAAGGCTTCCACATCTATGCCAGACACCGCGCTGAAGGCGTCCACTTCTGCCTTAAACACATCCGTCTCAACCTTGGATATGGTACTGAAGACGTCGCCCTCAACCTTGAACACCTCCGCTTCAACGTTCGACACTGCGGTGAAGGCCGCAACTTCTGTTTTGAACACATCTGTTTCCACATTTGAGACAGCCGCGAACGCTTCGACCTCAGCTCTAAACATATCAACAAGCCCTTTGTTGGTGTCGACGGCCGCTCGGACGCTTTCCGCTCTTGCCTGCACCTCTGCCTTCTTCCCTTCCCATAAAGCTTGAAACGCTTGAATGTCTGCTGTGTATTTCTTGATTGCTACATCAGCCAAGGTCTTTGCTGATTCAAGTGCTCTCGACGACTCTTCATTTCGCGTCAAACGGATAAGTTGGTCAAGCTGGACTGCCGCTGAAAAGGCGTTCTTACGGTTCTCTTGAGCCAGTTTAGCCTGGGTCTCAATAATGGAGTTCTCGAGGTCTGCTTCTTGTCGCATTTGACCGATGCCGAAATCCGCTAGGATGGCCGCAGATACGCCAGAGGGGAGGCTATGTTGAAGTTGAGCAATCGTATTGTTGATACGATTATAAGCTGAGAGATTCTCTACCTGCTGCCGGTTTCGAGCACGGGTATAGATAGCTTCTTCAACCGCGCCATTGATCCCGGTTGACCCTTCTGCCAGGTCAAGTAGGATCTGTGTCTTGAGGGCGTTGTAAACCTCCGCAGGTAAGTTGGCTTCAGCCCAGGACATGCCAACGGATATATCAGCTGGCGCGTTTATTCCTGAAAAATCTACATCGATAGAAGGAACAGTTACCATCCCTCCCGGCAATGAGGGGACATCAGCACTCACACCGGGAAAGGACGGGACCGGCATGCCTCCGCCTTCAAAAGTGGGGGCCTCAATATTTCCGCCTTCAAAAACAGGGGCCTCGACAGTCACCCCGTCAAAAACTGGTGTCGGCAGCCCGCTCGTTTCAAGTGTAAGTGATGTGTCTACAGCCTCTACAGTAATAGCTGCTGGCGGTGGCGCGGATAAAGAGTCAGCCATCTCTCCAATCAGCCCACCCGTGCCGTCAGAGCCCATGAGCAGTTCAAGGACTTCCTGCGCCTTAGCGAGTGTCTGCGTAAACCGATCATTAACCAAATTATATGGTTTGAGAGGTTCGTCAATCTGAATACTGTCGGCGGTGATATATTCACCGTCAAATCCATACGTGCCCATGATCAAGCCCTCTCGTACTGTAGAATAGTAATTGATGTGGGACTATTTAGCGAAGCTGAAGAACAGTCGTCCCTTTGAAACTTTAGCACTACAGGCTCCTTTGAGATATGAGAGTATCCACGGCACACAGGCTTGTGATGCCTGGTTAATACAGCGACAACTACTGAAGCTGTGACAGCATGTCCTGAACACTGCGGCGCGGCGTGAGTACTTACCCCAAACGCCCTCCCTGTCATCACTGTTTCAGCCATGCCAAAGTTGACAGCGCCCCTCAGTATCGAGATGCCAGCCCCGAAGGACTCCGAAGATGCGAGCCCCCTACTGACCGCCCCCTGCATCCGCGATCCGCCATAGCCCAGCAAGGATACTGATGCTCGACCAGTTGACGCTTGCCCATTATGATAGGATTCTCCCTGGCTCGGGGTACTCACGATGGCCCTACCACCCGATATCTGCTCCGGGTGGCTGACAAGGACGCTCCCAAAAGTAAACGGTTCGGCCGTTCCCTTGCTCTTCGGTCTATGAACCGAGTTTCCAGTTACAACGTTTTGCGTGAAGGTTTCGCCATCAACCACAAATTGCCTAGCGTCAGCACGTACCTGGCAGTAGTCAGCGGTGCTGGCCTCACCATACGAAACTTCGCTCGCGGCCGTAATCCCACTATATCCCTTACTCGCCGTATGGGCCTCACCGTAAGAGTACTCACTCCCAGTCGTAGTCTCCCCATAACCGTTACTCGCAGTGTGGCCCTCACCGTAAGAAGACTGGATCGAATGCGTGAAGGCACCATAGCCAATGCTTAGAGTGCCTCCTGAATTAAGAGTGCAAGTGTTGAGAGCGCAGGTATTCATTTGTGATTAAGAAAAATTAGAGCCTTCAACCCAAGCAAGCCAAGTATCACCAGCGTCTCTGGTCAGCATTGTTACTACAGTAATGGAGTCTGCGTCCAGGGATATAGAGATTCCTGATCCTCCTGGTGTTTTAAAGTTGGCTGGAAAGACCACGGTCATGTTTCCGCCAGCAGGTTGTAAGAACTCGACCGTGAGTTTTTGGACTTCTCCAATTTCTGAGACGTTTTCAAACTCTATACTTGTAACATTTTCATAAAGCCAAACCGAGTTGTAACCGGCACTAGCGTCGAGGGTTAAAACATTAGACGCTGAACCTCTTGGTGAACTAGCTATGAGCATACTGCGTAACACATAGCCTTGTAGATACCTTTCACCGCCTCCGTCTGGATGAACAAAATCAGCCAGCATTTCAGCGGTAACATACTGTGCCACCTTTGTCCCAGCTGGCCATCCTGAAACAACCGAATTACATTCAAAAGTGTCTCCGTCTCTAGCGTAAGCCATTACAACTTCAGTCCCTATAGTCACGTAGAAGTAATCATCCTCGCCTTCTATAGGGAACTTGTCACCTTCTCCGGTTCCAAGGGTAAAAGATTCAGCTTCCGCCTCAATAGCAGAGGCTAACACCCCTTCAGCGTTGTTAAAGAAGGCTTGCATGGATTACACCCGTGGTAGAGACAACGAGAAAGATGCAATGCTTGTTTCGACGTCCTGAACAACGACCGGGTTAGTCATGCGCATTTCAAAACTGGTCGATGTACCGATAGCTCCGTCCCATCTGGGCGCGGTCGTGCTTGCTCCAGTGGTATAATCGTTGTCGTAGACACGAAACCAGGTGGCGGTTGTACCATCTACACCTGCAGCTGCAAGGCCGAGACCTTTCCACACCACTCCTGAAGGCTTACTTATCACGCCGTCGACAGCAGCGTCAAAGTTGAGCCCGTTGGTGGCCGTGCCTCCCTCGAAAGCACCGCCATCCAACGTGACGAGGCATAACAAAGATCCAGCCCCCTCAGTGTCGTTAGCTGTGGCCGGCTGCGTGCCGCTAAAAATGCCGATAACAAAATCAGCATAGGCTGCTTTAATAGCATCCATAGCAGCGTTTACATGTCCGGTTGAAAATTTCTCTGCCATTGTGTGACTCCTCTTTAAATTGCTGTGTGGATAACGGTATGATCACGAATGAGGCAAGCCCCAGTGGTGTAGCCCTCCGGATACACGATCTTATCTTCGGTAAGGTTAACGCACTGCCCACCATCAGTTCCGATACATATACCCCGGGTGCTGGCCCAGACACGGCCATACCCAGGGTACTCAACATTGATTTCGCTTAAATTAACCTTGCCATACGCAAGTGATCCCTCAAGGGCTGGCGCATCTTCTACAAGTTCTTGCCGGTACTGGTACCAGTCTTCGGTTGCGCGAAAAAACAACGTCCTGTGCTGGTCAGAAGCGTAAAAACCTCCCTGAACTCCTGCGAGCATGACGATGTCAGAAGCGCAGTTGGCGACGTTACCCCTCGCCGGATGGAAGAGGCCATACTGAAAGGGCGCATGGTTGGCGAAGACGGCGGAACCAACCGCCAGTAGAACCTTACCGCCCGGAAGGAACGCGATGTGTGAGGCGGAAGGAACTGCTGTCGCGAACTGCATGTCGGATTCTGGGCCTTGATATATCTGTATTGGCCACGTGTACGAAGTGCCTGCCCTGATGTAGCCATTCTGAACGCCATTACTGTAGAAAGTATCCTGCGCAGCCTGCCCCCAGGCCATGCGCCGGCCCTTGGTTAGGCCTGATCGAACTTCGATCAATGAGAAGTCCGAGGCTACCTGCATCAGAACGGCATCACTGGTGCGCTCCTGGATCACGAAACAGTCGCCGCCATCACAGAATAGGGAGTGGAACTCACTGGCGCTGGCCAGGCTGTCTCCCTGGCGGAGTGTGACCAGTCCACGATCATCGATGGATACGTTGACCGCCTGGGCAAACTCGATAATACCGGGAGCGTCCATGCTGCCCTGGTTCAGCCGTTGCGGGTCGAGAACGGTGTTGAGGCCAGACGATCCCGAATAGAGGTCAATGAGTGGCATGAGTTACACCCAACACTTATTGCAGTGCTGCACGTTGGCGAGTTGCTTCCGGCGCAGATCAGCATCAGGTTTGCGACCAAAATACGCCTCGAACCGCTCCAGATATTTTCTCCACCGTCCAGATGGCTGTTCCTCGTCATCGTCTTCGATAAGATGCGCCCGGTAGATGGCCCAGTTAACCAGTTCGTCATGGTGAATGGCCGGTGTCTCAGGCTGCGCTGACATGCCGATATCAACCAGCGGCAGCCGGTACGCCTCAATGTAGAGGGTAGCGTCAGCTGTCGGGATGCGGTTGAGGACCAGGGTGTTCCCTTCGTGGACAAATCCGGTAGGGGTGTCTTCGGTGGTCCGCCATTCGGGAAATATCCGGTTAAGCTCGATCCGGTCGTACTGGTTGAGAGCGGTCCTAACCCCGTCACCGTCTACCAGGAAGACGGCCCCAATCTGGATAATCAAAGCGCTGGTTGCGTACGAGGCAGTTCCAGCTGTGACCGATACGCGGCAAACCGCAGTCGTCGCCGTGTCATATATCAGCCTGGAGCGAATGCACGCCTCCCGCTGCCCCTCGCTCAACCAGGAATAGACTTGCTCGTCTTCCCACCGGTATGGCTCGGTCATGTCGACCGGGTTCAGGTGAAATAGTGCCAGGAGTTGCGCGCTGGTAGCCATCAGCTTGCCCCATACTGGTCAATCAGCATTGTGGCCCGCTGCTTCATGTTCTCGATGGTCATGGTCTTGGGGATCTTCTGGCCGAAATTGACCAGTGCGTAGTCGGCCACGGCGTCCTTGGTGGACATGGCCGCGATGGAGTCCCTGGCGTTCTGGGTCTCTTCCTCTTCCGCGTCTTTTCCTTTGATCGGCGCAGCAGCCACTACGTCAATAGCATCGCCAGATTCGGTGTCGGCGCCGTCAACATAGACGTCGGGATGGCGCAGCATCTTGGGATAGACAGCGGCAGGCACTACCTTGACCTGGCCTTGCTCCCAGTCACCGGTACCATAGAGGCCGTCACGGTAAACTGGCCTGAATCCGTTATATTTAATGAGTGTTCGTTCCACGTTGACCTCGCTCATTTAAAACAGGGGCGAGCCTATCCCGCCCCTGTAGATCACATCTTCACCTTGTCAGGTGATTGCCATCAGGGCGTTCCCTTAGCCACGCCAACCACCAAGACGTCCAACTGGCCTGCTTCGGCCTGGTCGGCGCCAGCATTGGTGATGATCAGGTAGGCATCTTTAGGGAGGGTAACAGGCCGCACTGCCACGTTGGTTTTCTTCAGCACAGCCTGGGAAGCGGCAGTGGTGGCTGCGCAGAAATAGTCATCATCCTGCGGGACAGCGGTAGAATCGACACCGTCAACATACTGGAAGCCGATCTTGAAGGTGCTCGATCCCGAAAAAGCATTGCTGATATTGGCCAGGTAGTCCCAAATCTGGAAACCTGCCGGGATGACCCCGATACGGACCACATCGTTAGTGACAACAGCGGTTGTCTGGTTGGAATCAACGTAGACACCGGAGGCATTAGTCTCGAAGGTGAAATGCAGACCGGTGAGGTTGCCGTATGGGACACCGCCGAACTGCTGCAGCTTGCCAGCGTTTTTCTTTGTTACAGTTGCCATTGTGTTTCTCCTGCGATCCCGGGAAAGGCTCGCTTTCCCGGGATGCTGTTATGTGTTTGAATATCAGGCCAGCTTGACGGCAGTGTCGATAGCCATGACACCGAAGTCGGTGTATTCCTCTTGGGTGCCGTGATCGATCAAGAAGCGGACCTTGCTCTTGCCGAAGATGGCGCCAATGAGGATTTCGAGTTTGTCGTTGTGGTCAAGCTCCTTCTCACTCCAGAAATACGGGTTTCCGGTCATGCGGGCCTTGCCGTATGCCTCTGCAAGCGCCTGGCCGCCAAGCAGGATGGCCCGGTCAACGGCATAGGTGGTTCCGAAACCGGAAGGCACGAGGTCGCCAGTGGTCTCGGTTGTGGATGTAGCGGAGGCACACCATTTGATCTCGTCACCAGCAAAGAACCGGATGGGCTTGGGCATCTTGACGATCAGGATTCCGTTCCACAATCCGGCCTCGCCCATGAAGAGCGGGTTATTCTTGGCCATCTGCGCACGGGCCATGGCATTTGCCTGCCAGGTGCGGAAGTTGGTGCTCTGGACAATGCTGGTGTACTGCTCGCTGGAGACCAGGAGTACGCGCATGGGTGAATCCATGGCAGCCTGATCGTCTTTGAACACGACCGGAGGTGGAGGAAGCGGCATCCCGTCAAGTTTGGTACGGATGGCGTCCACTACATCGATGTTCATGATGTCGGTGGTGGCCAGGGCAACAGCGTTACCGCTTGCGCTGACGCGTTCAATGCCGGAACCGGTCGAGAGGAAGTGCCGGTTACGGGTGGGGGCCTTGATGCTGTTGACGCAGATCTCGGAGAAATCGGCGTCAGCTGCCAGAGGGACAGCCCACTCGATGTCATTGGCAAAGCCACGAGCGCCGGCCAGGTGAACCAGAGAAAGCTGATCCTCGAACCTGGTCATG